GCGACATTATTTGGCTAGAAACTCAGGAGAAAAAAGCATGACCTACACCGAAGCCCAAATTTTTAAAGCCGCCCCGTATCCGCTCACGCAGGAAAACACCGCCGAGCACATGAACGGACAAATAAAAATCAAAATCCATAGCCCCCGAGGTGAAACCAACTGGCTAAACATCACGCCCGACCAGCTTAAAAAAATCGAATTACTTTTACTGGAGACCGACCAATGCAGCACTTCACAGAAATAACCTACTACGACGAGCCCACCGACCGCGAGCACTACGCGACCGCAGAAGAAGTCGCCGAAGCATACGCCGAGGCCGTCACCGCAGCCGCCGAACAAGGCCGCCACTTTGGGGACTGGGCGCAAATACGCCGAGGCACCGAAACCAGCAACGGCCGCAAGATCACCCACCGCACGACAAACGAGGCCGACGCATGACCAGCCCCGCCACCCTTGCCGCCTACTACCGCGAACGCGCAGCCCGCGAAGGTAACCCCGCCGACTTGCTGCACGCCGAGCACCTAGAGAGCGAAGCCGCAGCCGCCCACGACCCGCACCAAGCAGCCGAGGCCGACGCCTTCACGCTGGCGCACACGCTAGACCAGCCCAAAACCACCACCGCACAAACCCCGCTTTTTTGAGAGAGGCCAAACATGAAAACCGCACACATCCACACCCACTGCACACGACCAGACGGCACCCGCGACAGCTTCGCCACAATATCAGTCGATCTTATGGAGGCACCGCTTTGGTGGCAGCTTAAAGGGTTACAACAAACCGCCTCGGGATATGGCAGCCGCCTTGTAACCCCGTATAAGGTCAAATTTAACGACCGCTGGCGTCGCGTTTATTGCCGCCAGTATTCCAACGCGGGCACCTTATACATTGGCCGCTTGGGTGATAACTTGATTGTGAACATTAACTGAGCGAGGCCGCACCATGCACACATCACCCCTAATCGCATACCACGCGAAACACGAACTAAAAGGCTGGCGCGAGGTTTGCCGCCACCCCGCAGACTGGGGCGGCTGGCACCCATTCGACCGCAGCATGATCGACGAAATTTTTAAGACTGGCGAAACCGTCGTGACCTGCGGCTGGAATATGTATCAACTTATAAAGGCCGAGCAATGCACGCCCACACCTTCGAATTAATGCAGCGCATCCAAAGGCTGGAGGCCGCGCTATACACCGCCCTGCCATTTGTGGAAGACCACGAAGGTAGCCCCGTTTACAAACCCGAAGCCGTGACCGCAGCCATAAAGCAAATTCAACAAGTATTAAAGGAGCCGACACCATGACACACACCGAAGCCGAATATATCCAAGCTGGGCACGATTTTGAGAGAGGCCGCAAGGCTGGCGAAACCCTGCGCAAGATGCTGGAGAGCGAACACATCACTGATAAACCCGAAGCCCGTCGCCTGATGGAACAGGGACGCGCAGAAGCCCGTAAAAACTAAGAGAGGCCGACCATGCAAACAATTCAACTTGAGATTTTCAAATTCCACGAACTGAGCGAGGCCGCAAAAGTAACCGCCCGCGACAACTGGAGAGAGCGAGACCAATATTTAGATTTTGCTTGGAGCGATGAAGCGCTGGACAGTATCAAAACATTTTGCGAGCACTTCGGCGCACGCCTTACGGGCTGGTCAATCGGCGCACATTCGCCCTATTCCTACGACGTAGACGCACCCCATTCACTTTTTAGAGGTCTTAAGGTGGCCGAGGTTAACCGCGACTATATGCCGACGGGTTACTGTTTGGACTGCACCCTTTGGTACACATTCCACGACGAATTTAAAAGAACTGGGTGCGCGAGCAAAGCATTCGAGGCCGCGCTGGATGCAGCATTTAAAGACTGGCGCAGCGACATGGAAAGCCAACTGGAGGATGACTACATAGACGAGCACCTAGAGATTAACGGATATGACTTCACCGCCGATGGTAAACACTGGTATTAACTTAAAGAGGCCGAACATGACAAACGAAGAATTAGCACAATCAATCCGCGCACCAATGTTCGCAGACCGCGCAACGCTTAAAGAGGCATTCGAATACGCGCATGAACTGGCGCAGTCATCCGACTGCCCCGCCGCCGTGTTAACCGCCGTCCATGTGGTGGCAAACACAATCGCCAAACAACTTAGAGAGGCCGAACAATGAAGATCGACAACCACGATATGGTGCACATTGAACGCATCGCAGAGCGCTTAATTAATAGTGCTAAGTATTTTGCTGGGGCACAAGACACGCATACATTAAACCAGCTGCAATCGCTGCTGGCCGAGGTGCGCCACTTCGCGCTAAGCATAAACCGCAGCCGATTCCCCGACGAAGACCAAGCCGAATACGACGATTGCGTTAAGCAATCCATGAACCGCTGGGCAAAGATTTTTATCAACTGAAAGAGGCCGAACATGACACACACAATTAAATCTTGGAAATTAAGTGCCACTTGGAGCGATGGCAAAACCGAAGGGTTGGCCGTTCATTTGCCCGAATACTTAGCAAACGAATTGCAAACCTATTTCCGCGAGCTGGAGCAGCACCGCGCCGAATGTGACGAAAGCGAAGACGAATACAACTGGGGCGAAGACAAAGAGGTGGCAGCATGAAACACAGCGAACGATTTGCACTTAACGAGTGGCTGACCGACTACCCAGACGATAAGACTTATGCCGAGATCATGGAGCTTATGGAAGGCGACGAAGAAGAATGGACGCATGAACTGATCAGCGTTTGGCAGACTGTGGAGCACTTCACGCTGCGACAGGTGGCCGAGTTTATTGACAACACCCGCACACACTTTGAACACACAATTCACGCCATGAAGGCCGAAGGAGAACTGAAATGACATACGAAGAACAAGCCGCATTTGTAGAAGCCTACTCAAAAAACGTTTCAATGGTTCACCCGACGAAGGTTGCATCATTTGTCGAAAGCTGGGCGAATGGAGAAGACATTGATTATTCAGGCGACTACACCAGCATCATGGACGCACTTCTAATGTGGAATGACGCAATTAAATGGAAACTTAAAGAGGAGCAAGCAGCATGAAAAAATTTAAAGTGACCGCATCCAGCATCACCTATTACAAAATCGAAGTGGAGGCCGAGACCGAGGGCGAAGCATGGCAACTAGCCAAAGACGCAGACGGTGGAGACTTCAAAGAAATAGGCTTGGGCGACTGGGCTATTTGCGATATTACAGAACTTAGAGAGGCCGCATAATGTGGCCGTTTCCCCCATTCCCCGCCGTGCCGTGGACACCTGAGCAATGCCGCGAGTATGCTCAACAACAACGCGAACAACTACCAGAGGCACCACTATGAACTATCGATATGAAGATAACGAACCGATACCCGTTTGGGGTTTGGACTTTCTTGGCAAGGTGGGCATCGCAATATGGATGCTGAATGTGGTGCTGATCTTATGGCCGTGAACATATTTGCAATCTATCTCACCGAGGACGAAGACGGAACCGTTTACGCCAAGGCTGAGATAGTTGGTAAGCCAACCCAAGCCATGGACATTGGCATTGAGGTCATGGATAACTTAAAGATGCTGGAGAGGGACACCGCTGGACTGTTTAAGGTGCAGCGGTTTGCCAACTTCTCACAGGCTACCCATTGACTTTACAAGGGACTGACTAAACTTAAAGAGGCCGAGCCGCTTCAGGCAGTCGTCGGCATCCTCCCCCGTCGTATCGCTCATCCAGTATGGCCAACCTATTTCCTTGGCCACCCGCTCACCCGTGAGACTGGCATCGTTATCCGCCACGACGAAGCCTGAGCTTAGGGAGGCCGCGACTTTCACCATGTTTCCCGCGCTGAAACAGACGTGCAAAGTATATCGGCGCTTCATATTCTTGAGTGCCTTACGAATAGCCAAGGCCGTGGCATACCCCTCGCACAATACGTTCACCCCTTTGTTGTCGAAACTGAAGGTGGCCCCGCTTGTACGCTGGCCGAACAGAAACTTCTTTACCCCTGCCTCGTCGATTAGCTGGACGCCAACCAAGTGACCATCTACCCGCATGGGTATCACCATGGTTTTGACGCCATCCTTTGCCCAGACGCTGACCTGTTCATCATCGTAGCCTTTGGCTTTGAGATACTGATGGTGGCCGTACTGGCACTGCTTCAAAATCCAAGCAGCCTTACCCGCCGCCTCGCGCTGCTGGGCTCGCTTCTTGTCCTCTGCCGCCTTCACATCACGCATCAACTTAGAGCGGTCGAAGTCGTTAGGTTTGTCTGACTTCCAAACCTCCACCTCCAAATTGGTAGCCCAGTTTTGAACGAAGCCGTGATCGCCCATGTACTTCACAGCACCGTTGCGCTTTGCTGGATGGTCAACTGTTGGATACCTGCGCCAAACGCCGAGCGGTGGCAGGTAGTCAATCAGTATGTCGTTGAGTTTGCAATAAGTTAAGAAGTCCATCACTTCACCATTCCTTTCTGCTTACCTTTTAGATACCTAATCATTGCTGCCTTTGCCGACTTTTCAAACTTCACATCTGGTGGCATCGGTATTGTGTGCAACGCTTTAGGCCATACACCAAACTGATTTTTGTATGCAGCCAATGCACGCTTCTCAGACCAGCCGCCATACTTAATTTTGTAGTGGCACATAGACCAGAAGTCCTGCTTGTTCTCCCGCGTCATTGCCCCCTTCAATTCCTCCATCTCACCCGCAACCTCGGCCACTTTACTTAGGCGCTCACGGGTATGACCGCAGTGATAACAGGTGTCGGAACCGATAGGCCAAAGGTGGCTACATACTGGGCACTTAGCTTCTTTCTTTTCGGTCTCTGTCTTTTCTGGTTTGGACCTTTCCTTGCCGTCGTCCAGCTCATGTACGCCGTTCTCGTATACGTCATCCCAATCCTCGCGGAACCGTAGATAGTTACCGCTGTGGCAAAGCCAAACGGCAAACTGCTTCTCGTCTGGTGCGTGAGACATGCCGCGCATCACCCTACCCATTTGCTGGATGTGGCTGGACAATGACTTGGTGAATGGCCGTGCTGATACCCCGATCATTACGTCAGGCACATCGAACCCCTTGGTGAGAATGTCTGTTGCAATCAGGCCATGTATCTCTGTGTCTGGTTTGCTGAAGTCTTCAATGGCATCACGCTTGAACTCGTCGTCGTCCTTGTAACTAATGCTGATGAAGTTGTACCCCTGCTCCGCGAACTTCTTAGATAGATCTGCACCGTGGTCAACACCAGCACAGAAGATGATGGTCTTGCGTGGCCGCCCATATATCTCGTGTGTCTTCTTTACCCACTCCGCCACAATGTCGCCCGTGATCTGCTTACCGCGAGTTGATGCGTCTTTCTGTGACCATTCACCAGCCACCTTACTTGCGCCTTCCATGTTGATCTCTTTGGCAACGAACACCTTGAGAGGCACCAATACCTTCTGGTCTACCAGTTGGCGCGTGGTGATAGTGCTGATGACGGCTTCGTAAATGTTGCCGAGCCCCTTGGTAAATGGCGTGGCTGATAAGCCAATCACCTTCACGTCTGGGTTGTTCTTGATGAACTCAACCGTCTGCGCTCTGGTCGTATGGCATTCGTCGATGATGAGTATCTTTAGATTCGGGAACGAACCGCGCTTCTCAATGGTCTGTGCCGAGCAGATCTGGATGTTCTCGTATGGCCGATACCGCCAATGTCCTGACTGCAATACACCGTGCTCGATGTTGTACTTCTCAAGCCGCTGACTGGTCTGGTCACATAAGATGATTCGGTCAAGCAGCATGGCCGCCTTGTTACCCTTTGCATTTGTAGCTTCGAGCAAGGCAATAGCCATCTCTGTCTTGCCTGCTCCTGTTGGTGCGTAAAGAATCATTGACCTGTTACCAGCCGCAAATCCCTTACGCAAAGCCTCCAACGTATCGGCCTGATAGCCGCGTAAGTTAAGTCCCATTTATTTCTCCGCTGCCGACACACAATGCTCGTCGGCTTGAGCGAACCCAATTAATTGGGTTCTATTTTGATAAATATTCGATCTCAATCAGCATATCAATGACGTGCTTTGCTTTTTCAAGATCGACGCGACCGTTCTTATCCCTAAACCTAGTCACATACTTAATGATCGTGTGCTGGCAGGCATCAAGCCCGTTGGCCATGCTGTACTCCATTGGCTGGATCTTTAGCTTGGTGTAGTGGTTGCCGTCAATCTGGGTTTCTAGTGCGCTCATGCTTGCACCTTCAGCTTCTTAGCGTACATGGCGCATTGCTTTTTGAGCTGTGCTGTTTCTGCTTGGAACTGGTCACGGCTTTGCTTGACTGCCACCATCTCAATCTTCAGGATACGAACCTCTTCACGTAGGCTTTCGATTGTGTCGGCGGCCATGGCTTTCTCTTCCTCTGTGCCTTCCATTGCAGCCACTGCCAAGCGGTCATTGACGCGCTCGTTCTCTGCTACCAGCTCGGCCACCATCTCGTTGTGCTCGTTGTCTGGCTCTTCTACAACAGGCTTGTCTGCTTGTTTGGGTATGTGCTTCTGTGCAATCGTGCCGTCTGCCATCTTGAATTTACGCACAGCAGGGGCTGAGTCGCCGCGCAACGTGGACACCAAGAAGTCAGAGACATGGCACCGACGGGCGATCTCACCGTTGCTCCACTCTTGCCATTCAAAGTCATCCAGCATGGCTTGTACGGCCTTGCGTTTGTCTGCATTGGTGCGACGTAAGCCGTGTTCATGGTTGGCACCCAGCGAATACAGAACCGCATCGCGCAGCGTACCCTTCTCAACGTCTGCCTCAATCGCACCTTTGCCGGCCTTGCGGTGGGCGTGGTAGCGGTGAAAGCCATCTGCCAGATAGTGACTGACGCCATCAAAGTAAACACGAACAGCAGGGAATGAAACACCATCACCAATCAGTCCTGCATACTCGCCAACAACAGCCTCATCTATCTTCTCTCGTGACTGTGTGCCGCCGTCAATACGAATGGCATCCAGCCCAATTAATTTACGCTCCATCATGTGTCTCCCGTTGTGTCCAGCCGATTAAAAAATAACGCCATTTAGTTTGAATGTTTGGCGTGTTGTACTTATTGCCGTCCCACTGAACCTCGCGCCCCTTGGAGCGCATGAATGCCTCGAATACCTGTCGTGCTTTTTGCATCATTTTTTCCCTGTTAATTGCGCCCTATCAAGGGATCTGACTACCTTCTCTAGCCGCCCAACCGTTTCTTCTAGCTGCTCTACCCGCCTATTGCGCTGCTCACGCTCTATGCGCTCGAACTCTTCATCCTCTGCTCTCCAGTCTTCTTTGGTCTTGCTAAAGATAGCGTCGTAGTTATCGCTGAACGCCTTGTGATCTGTTGGCCGCTGCTTGTCGTCCTTGCCCGTCATGTCGCATCCTTTACAAAGATGCCCTGCTCGTTCATCGCACCCTTGCGGTCTTTGATCTCCTCATACGCAGACTCTAGGCAGTCCACCAAGTTCACGTCCATCAAAGCGCAGACGTTGATAAGACACACAACAGTGTCGCCCACTGCATCAATGGCTTCTGCCATGTCGTCATCTTCCAAGGCTTTAATCAACTCGTTGATCTCTTCAAGCGCCTTAATAGATTGAGCTATTGCTGTGCTGTTTGGCACAATTCGTCGCGCCTCTGACCAGCGCAAAACTTTAAGTTCTAGTTCTGAATAGCTGCTCATTTCTCTTTCCTTTTAAATATTTGATCTAACTCTGCCGCCACTTCTTTCATGGTCATGCCTTGCTGCGCCTTCGAAGAGATAGGTCGCTTCATCATTTCTTTTGGCCTCATCTGGTGAATAGGTAGTGGGTTCTTGCTTATCCCATTTATCGTGCCGTGTGATGGTGATGTCTCTCTCTTTTTCTCAACATAGCTGGAGAGCGCCTGTCCCGCCTTCGTCTGCCTTGATTCAACTCTGATCTCTGTCAAGAACTCTGGCATGTAAGTTTTCACATACTCAGGGTGAAAGCAATTTATCTCTTTAGTCATCCATGGTCTCCAAAAAATACAAAAGTCCTGCTAGGGCGGCGAATGTAACACCCGCTCCCACCAGTAAAAGCAACGTAATCAGCGCGATGTTTTCTACGGTAGCCATACAGACCCCTTTCCTTGTTCTTTCAATATACGAAGTTGTAGGGCAAAGCCCCATGCAAGCGACCAAACAATCCATAGGATGCGGTACTCAGCAGTCCAGTTGATTGGGTTGCTGTCCCAGTTTACAAAACCCAACAACGCGTAGACAACGGCCACCATGATCGGGTATGCGATGTAGTCAATGTATTTCATGTATTCTCCTTGAAGTTATCCACGGCGATACATCCGCGCTCAAGACAGCCTTCGTCAAGGTCAGGCAAGAACTCATCTAACGTGGTGTACAGCTTGCTCCGTAACAAAGACGGCGAACCGTGGTACAGCACGGCAATGTCCATCAACTTTTCTACCAGTGGTTTTGCTTGTTCGTATCTCATGTGTTCTCCTTAATGCCGTGGGCGGCTTCGATTGCTCTGGCAATGTCAATGCGATGCTGCTCCCAAGGAACTGTGTAATCAACACTGCGCCACGCCTTGTCAATCTGCTCATCCGTTAGCGGCT